GAATCAACCCCTACTTCGTTTTTAAATCTCACATTCATTTTAACAATTTTATCTAATTCATTTAACTTGTCTCGAACTTCTCTCATTGACATACCAATTTTTTGTTTTGGAGTTAGAGACTCGTCATTTCTGTAATCGTGGTATTTACCTTCAGTTACATTTTCAATTTTTTGGTCAACTTGTTTTGCTTGAGACATACCGACTCTGTTTGCACTCGTGATAGCTTTACGACCTTTTTTCATTGCTCTAGCAACTTTCATAATCGCTTCACTCTTACCACTGGCATCAACTAGTACACTACCCATTTCAGTTCTTACGTGAAATTTTGCTTCTTTAACTTTCATATACCCACCAGCCGTTGTAATAGCTTTTTCCTTTTCTTTGTCTTTTTTAGATTTTGGTTTTTTATAAAATGCATACGGTGTTTTTGGAGGGCCTGCACCACCGTCAAGATTACCAGTTACAGATGCTTCTTCCATTTCTTTTTTAATTAACTCTCTTATTAGAGCTTCTAATTTTTTAAGAGGTGTGGACATTTTTTATCTCCTTAACTAATTCATAATATCTCATTAGTGTTAGAACCTGTTTTTCATTAACTACTTTACCTTTTGTTATGTTATCTATTTGATTAACAGCTTCTGTTAATTTTATTTTAGTAATAGTATCATTAACCTTTGGTAAATGTTTTTTTAATTCTTTTTTTATCTTAGACGATTCAACGTCAACAAACTCTCTTAGAGAATTTGTATTACTTACATTATTAATGTAATTTTTAAGTAAACTTTTTTGTGATTCATTTAATGTCTTATATTTTGTATTAAATTTATCAACAAGTATTTGATACGCAAGTAATCTTAAATCTTTATCTGATTTATTATATTCTTTTAAAACGTGTGCTTTAGCTTCTTCAGAACTTATTTTTTTACTTGTAATGTGTTCTAATATAGTAAACTTAGCATTAACAGTTTGTTCTGGATTAAACGTTTCTTCTATAGTTTCCGCTTGAAATGTATTATAAATAGAAGCTAAGAGTTTAAAATTTGAAATACGGCCGTTAAAAAAGTCATCTACTTTATAATTTTCTTTTATTTCTTTGATTAAATTGTATTTTTCATTACGTAATTTAGAATTACTTAATTTTTGTCTTGATTTTAAGACAATACTTATTAAATCATTAGCTCTACTCTCAGATTCATAGTGTTTTTCTGATAATAGACGATACAATTGAAGTTCTTTACCCAATTCTGTATCTTCGTTAAAATATTTTTTTACAATTTTAACTGATTTTGTACTTTTTCCAGCTAAAACATCAGCAGTTATCTGTCTTGTCAATAATTCAAAAAGAATACTTGTATTCTTTATTTTAGAATGTTTTAATTTTCGGGCCATTACGAAATACTCCAATATTTAATTATATTTACTCATAAATAAATATAAAGTTAAACAATAATTAGTCATTTGATGTATCTTTAGTTAAAGAAGTTACCTCATTGTTGTACTCTTCTTCAAGTTCAGATGTTTCATTTATAATTTTTACATCAGTTTTACCAAATGTCATCGATTTTTTTAATTTATCGTAGTGTGATAGAGCTAATGCTTTACCATATTTAGGTGCACCACTACCACCCTTCTTCTTGTCGTGAGCTCCAAGTGGGTCTCTACCTCTTGCACCACTATCTTTTCCATATTTATTTGGTTCTTTAGGACGACCAGCACCTTCAAATCCACCCTCTGGTGCTCCACCTTTATCATCTAACTCATGGCCTGTTCTACCAGCTGCCATATCAGATGGTGTTCCAACAGCTTCACCAGTTTTAGCTGGGTCAGTACCCTCATTTTCTAGTTGAGAACGTCTGAATTTGTTTTTATAGTCAAATACAATTTGTTCATCTTCGTGTTTAATCTCATCTTCTGTAAATTTAAATATATTTTTATAAATCCACTCTGAAGAAACCAATCCATCTTGTAACATAGCGGATGCTAATTGTGTTTTATTATTCCACAACTCTACTTTTTCTTGTTCATATATTGTAGAAGGGTTAGTTAAATCTAATTCAAAATTTACTAAATCTGAATCTGTATACCCTTGTGCATATAAATGAACAATAGCAATCTTAGTTAACTCTGAAAGAGTTATTCTTTGTATTCTTTCAATAGTTCTTGCAAACCTTACATCTTCAGCAGCTAAAGTAGCTTTTGAACCAACAGATTCATCAAATCCTAAGAACGCTTTTGGGATTCTTAAAGCAGATAATAATTTATTTTTTAAGTATTCAATATCTTCTGTAGCTTCATATGTTAAACCTGGAAGGGAATCAATACTCGTACCACTATCACCACCTCTAACTGGTAAGAAAAAATCTTCCGTTATATTTTGCATATTATATTTTAAGTTATAATCACCTGTGGTCTCATCAACAACTGGTGCTTTTTTCATTTTGTTAATAACTTGTTGCATATAATTGTCAACTTCTGCAGGTGGGATGTTACCAATGTCTAATTTAAATATTCTCTTTTCTGGTGCTCTCATAATACGGTGTATTAACATAGCATCTTCCATAAGAGTTAACTGTTTATAAATCTTACGACCACCTTCTATTTGTGATTTACCGTAAGGTAGGTAGTTAGAATCAGAAAGTAATCTAAAGTGAGCTACTTCATAGTTTTCTAACTCATCTCTTGTAGCGGATGTTTGAGATTTATATCTATGTTCTGATGTTGAAGCTTCAATTAAAAATTTAACGTATTCTGGATTTTCAGGGTCTAATCCTTCTAATCTTGAAACATCATAAACTGAAAGTGGTACTACGTTAGTAACACCATATTTTTCATCAATTTCTAATTTTAAAAAGAAATCACCATACTTACACATATTACGAACCCACGGCCATAAATTAAATTCAATATTCAATATATCATAGAATAAATTATGTAATATTTGTTTTATCTGTTCGTTATCAGTTTTTATATCTAAAACATCACCGTATTCTGATTTCATTGTGGATTCATCTGCATATATGTCAAGAGCTGATGAAAGTATTGCATCACTATCCATTGACTCATAATCTTTAAAAAGATTTAATCTCATTGATTTAGTCATCAAGGTATCAGAGTAACCACTTAAACCAGCACCTGTGAATATTTTTTGATATCTATCAACTAGATTGTTTTTTGATATTGATTGCGTACGACTTGTATCGGCAACTTTTAATCGTTTACCTCCGACATTACGTACAATTACATTTGTACTAAATAATCGTTGCAATCTACTAAATAAGCTTGTATCAGCCATTTTTTACCTCTTTTATTAAATTAACCACTCTAACGACTCTCGATTTTTACCTATATCCATAGTCCAAGAATCATTTTGGTTATTTTTTGGGGTATAAACACCTTGATTTGATTTTATACTACCCATTGCTTTTTTCTGTAATTCTATACCTTCAGCTCGTAATCTGAGAGCTGTTTCTCGTATCCATAATCCCATAGCGTAAGACATTACTAAGTCATCATTATATCCACTCATCGCTTCTGCCCTACTACCGTTATATATAAATACAAATAATTCATCTATTAATCTCTGTGAATGAACTATTACTGATTTTTCTCTAAAAAATTCTTCTAATTTAGACACAATTAAAGGTCTTGTCTTAGAAGTTATAGTAAATCCGGGTATCAGTTGTTTTTCCGTTCTATTAATTTTATTATTAATATGTTTTTGTGTATCTACTACTTGTAAATCTTTACTCATATAAAATAGGTTTTCATAGTCTCTATCAATTATTTGTTGTATTGATGCCCAACCAATGTTGTTATTCTCAACAACAAGTAATGCATTATTATATTCAGTAGATATATTAACTAAAAGATTACCGTAATCTCTTGTAGACATCCTACCTTTATATTCAGCTACTTGTTCTAAACTTTCTACATCTAAAATATGGAATGCCGAATAGTCTGTAGCATCTCCTCTACTAACGTCAGCACATACTATATAATCTTTTGTATAATTTGGTGGCTCCCATATCCAAATATTAGAATCAATACCACGTTTCTCCATTGGTTCTTTAACTTGTGTATTTCTATACTCTTCTAAAATTACACCATCAACTACCGATTGACCAGAGGTAATAAAGTCACAATCACACTCTTGAGCCGCTAATGAAGGCCCTAATAATTTATCTTGTTCATCTCTCCAATCTTGTTCTCTATCTGGATGAACAGTCCAATGAAGTTTAATAAAATTAAAATCATTTAAATGGTCTTCAGCATCCATCCAAGTTCTATGAAACCAATTTCCAACACCGTTTGGTGTGGAAAGTGCAATACATTGTCCACCGGTTGATAGTGTCTGTGACGCTGCCGCCCATATACCTTCAATCTTATCAATAAACGCTGCCTCATCAAGTATCAGTAAAGATAGAGCTTCTGAACGACCAGCTTCCTCTCCACTAGCAACAGCTTTTACTTGAGAACCATTTTTGTATCTTAAACTTAATTTATTATCCTCAACACATTTTTGTTTTAACCAACTTGGTAAGTTTGCATGCATTACGCGAACCTTTGTTACCAAGTTTTTTGCTACTTCTTGTTTTGTAGCAATTACCAAGATATTTTTATCTTGATGAAATGTCATCATCCACAAAGAATATCCAGCAGTTAAGGTACTAATACCTAACTGACGAGCTTTTAAGATAATATTAAATCTACTTTGTACAAAATCTTCAACTGTTTTTTCTTGAAAATTATACAAATGAAAAGGTATCTTACCTCGTATTGGATGTTGTATTAAACAATATTTTTTCATAAAATAAACCGGGTCTGCCGCACATTTTACATATTCTTGTTTAATTACTTCTTTAAGTTGTCCCTGTGTATTACGTTCCATACTAATATATTACGTGTATAGTTCCACTTCCACTTATTCGTCTTACACCTATTTCATATAACTCTT